GAATGTTCCGCTATATTTATCTACTTCTCCTGCTGGTGTTCGGGTGTTATTGTGATATGGACAAAAAATTATATAATCGGAATCAATTTCTGACTCAACATCTATACCTGCTCCTGTGAGAACTCTCTTGATCTGTTCTTTGGTATACCTATTGGTTTGGTTCCGTCTATTCCTGCTATCCATTCGCTTTTCCTTTTCCCTACATATATTCCGTATATTGTTAATTCGAACTCAAAGTACTTCTTCTTTTCATTATAGTCTATCGTAAAATCTGGCTCTATGTCAAATCTTGGAACACACCCACTGATCTTCATTTCTGAGACAACCAGCCTGATATATTCAGTCTTTAGCCTGCCTATGGCTGATTCATCGTGGATGACCCCATCTAAATTGAACTTCTTTATCTGCTTGTGATGATAACGAACCATAATTCATATTATACCTACTTATCTTCAAAATCTTTGTATCTATAATATCCCTTGTCAAAATCACACTGGACTAAGAAGTCTCCCATAAAACCATTACGGTTCTTTCTAAAAGCGCATTCAATGATATCACTATTTGTAGCGCGGCCAAGGGCTAAAACCCAGTCTGCATCATATGCAATCTGTCTAGACCAAGCGGTTTGCCCCAGAGTAGGAACTCCGCTAAGATCATTAACATCATCTGGTGTTGCAGATGAAATAGCAATAATAGGAACCTCTTCACCAATAGCCATTAGTTTAAGTTCTCTTGAAAGGTTCTTCATTCGTACCGTTTCATTGTCTGACTTCTGGTTAGGAGCCATCAATTGTAGATAGTCGACAATTACAAAGTCTGGCTTGTACTGGTCAATCTTTCCACGAAGCACTGATGGATTAATTTCTCCACCCTGATCATTTGAGATGATGTGGAACTCTGGCTTACCTTGTAGATGCTTTGCATGCCACATCTTTAGGGTTTCCATTTCTACCTCACCATTAGAGAGTTTTCTATGTGACCAAAGCCCCTCACCCATAATAGTGAATACACGATTACGAACCTCCGTCTCTGACATCTCAAGAGAGATTACAAGGGGGCTCTTACCCTGCTTCCAAGCCTGTACAGCGAAGTACAGAGCCATCCATGACTTTCCTATACCTGGGTATGCTAGAAAGACTCCTAGGTGCCCTGGCATAATTCCAGAAGGAAGATAGTTGTCAAAACCTGGAAGATTAGTCTTGATTCCAACATGACCTGCTGCTTGCTGAATCTTTAGATTTTCAAAGTATGCCACTGCAGACTCTAGATCTGTTACATCAATGTCACGGATTGCTGAAGTATTTTTCTTTAACTCTGATGTCTGAGTAATGAGATTGTCTAGCGCCTTGTTGCCTTGTCCCTGCTGAACATCACCTGCTGCTGATCTAAGAATATCTTTAAGGCTATCATTTAAGTATTCAGTCTGCAACTCTTCAAGGTGATGCTTTGTTGACCCAACTCCTGCTACTGGTTCAAAGTCACGAAACTTTTCAACAACAAGATTTACTGGAGGAACAGAACTGTTGTGCTCAAAGTAATTTCTGATGAACTCCCAAAGATCTGTATGAGTTCTAAGAAGATTATCAATATTTGCTTGGAGAAGAACATGCACTTGCTTATCTTGCAAGACTGCAGATATTACCTTTGCCTCAGTGTTATTCACTTAACCACTCCTTAGCCATTTGTCTACGCTCTGCTCTCTCTTCGTCGTCTTTCCTTTTATCTTTTTGTGCCTGCAATATTTTTTCTGCGTTATATGCAAAGTAATTCCAAGACGGATTCTCTGCAACCTTAAAGTAATATTCAAGTATATCGTAACACCCAGACAAGGTATATGATTCAACAAGAGCATCGGATGCCCACTGTTCTACATTTAGATTAAGGGATGGCTTTGATTCGTACCTTGCGGTATGATACTTGCTGTATCTTGAAAGCAAAGCCATGCGGTCTTTGCGTTCGGCCATTATTCGTTTATTTCAGACTTTGCTTCGTTAATTTTCTGAGCAAGTTTATCTTCAACAAACTTATAGACCCTCTCAAATGCCTGATCTGTATTTTCTCCATCACGCTTTGAATCAACTACTCCAAGATCCAATCGAAGAGATTGAAAATTTCCTAGGTTAAGCGTGTATCCCAATGTTACTGATACCTTTGTTTCTTCCATTTGATGCCTTTCGTTAAATAGATTCGCCCCACACTGGAACAAATCTCCCATCTTCAGTCTTTACATATGTAAGTATACCGTCTCCCATTCGCCTTGTCAACTCCTGGGCGCTTGGTGTCATATCATTTGTTATTAAATTATCTTTTCTTGGTCTTCCAATATGGTATGTAGCAAGTATATCACGGATCTCTTTTACTTGCGATTCTGAATAGTATGATCTTACTTGAAATCCTCTTGCCCCACCTTTTTGAGATCCCGTTGGAAATGGAATGACTCCTCGTTTCATTAATGATGGCATATATTTTTTATGACGATTAACTAAATCAGCAGTCTCTCTAACAGTATACGCTCTCTGCCTTTTCTTTTTAAAGTCACCAATTAGACAACTTTCTATTCTGTCCTGAGTTATATTATATACAGACATGATTCCATTAGAACGATTAAGGTGATGAACTCTTACAAGATCACCATTTAAAAACCAAACTTTTTTGTTACCAGGAATTACAGGGGCGAGATTGTAGCCTTCGCTTTCAATGCTTCCTTTTTTAAAAGCCATTTCCCCTCCAATGAATCGTTTGGTGGATTAAAAAATTTTCTATTTCCGCAAAGCATGCAGTATGTTTCTAAATGCATAGGAGAACTATACTGTCTATCAACAAACATTCTTCCTTTGCATCTTGAGCATCTAAGCATTAGTTAGGAATTCCTACCACTATAATATTTAATGCAACGGTTACATCTCCAGTTTCATTAAAAATTACTACACCCTCAACTTTTGAAGTAGTCACAGTTTTCAGAACAACTGAAACATTCTTTCCAGCAGAGGTATTCGCAATGTTTAGTGGTGTAGCAACAGCGATAGGTGTATATTTAAAACTAGTATTAAAGTCATAGGAGAATGCAACTGAGTCTCCCTTTGTCTTGCTTGCGCTATTTACTATCTCCTTGTAGCCACCAATAATCTTGGCGTCAGAAGTTTTAACGCTTTGCTGTCCAATTCCAGGAACATCAATAGTCACATACTTTGATGTGGAAATTGGTGTCTGTGCAATCAGTTTATTAAGAGATTCTACAATAGTGTATATGTATCCAACATCTAGTGGTTGGCCACGCTCTGGATATGGAATAGTCATATTACTATTATACCACTAGGCTGATCGAATTAGATTCAAAAATTTTGGCATGATCAAACTTTTTATTTGGGAATGTTGGTATTTGAACACAAACCTTTACAGATGTTGCCCCTGTTTTTGCTAATACTGTATATGATGGAGTTAATACTCTTTTTTCAAATACCCAATCGGCACTATCCCACTTCAGATATACATCAAACTCATTGTTAATATCCTCGGTTGGTGTCCAGGCTATTGATATTATTTTCTTAGTTGCGTCTAGCCCTATAGCAAAATTTACTGCTGGTGTATCATTATCTATATAGGGAAGCACGGGCAACTTATATTGTGGAGACCAGTGAGAAGTTCTGTTTCTGTCTTCTGAAACAACTCTATATCTTACAATATATGATTCATCATTTCCACTATACGCTGGAAGTTTAGCCTTTGGAATAATTACTCTTTTTATTTTTTCTGTTGCCATTACAAAACACCAATGTTAAACCTAAACTCAACGAAGTTTGTGCTGTTAGCAGATTTTACAATTGGTCTTGCTTGTACATTTTTTATAACAGAGTATCCAACCAAACCGTAAAGAACATTTAGATCATCCGTATTTTCAATTCTTAATGCATCCAGTGCTACAAAAAAATCAGATGAGGGGTTATCGCTTTGATCAAGTATACAAACGCTGATCTTTACAGTGTTCACTGCGCTCCAAGAAAAAGATGTAGACTTTGTAAGTTCTTCAAGTTTTTTATTAATAACAAAATATCTGTTACTAGTAAAATCATTAGAAGCATGTCCTGCTGCGTGTGTTATATCTACCTCAAACCTAGCATACTGTCCAGTATTGTGAGCATCTGCAGAGTCAAACTCTAAAAGTAGCATTACTCTTTTTGGATTTACTGCAGCATTTCCATCTTTATTTATTACTGAGAATGCCAGCCTTAGTTCATCAGTTGGTGACTGCCTATTTAGATCTATGTTGTTACCGTTTAAGTGTATGTGCTCAGACTTGTATGTTGTTTGACCTACTGTCCACTGTGGAAGAATAGACAACTTGCCAAGTGTTGACTGAATTTTTGAAGAGTTTCCAGACATCAAGATTATATTATTTAAAAATCTACATCTTTCATTTCTGTCAAGTCTTGTGTCATCTGTAAAAATTCTGTTGTCTGCGTTTGTCTGAAAAACCTTTTCTGTCTCATTAATAACATTGTCTTCGTCTGTTCCATCCAGTGGGTCATAGACAATTTTAATAGATGTTGATTCTGTTTCTTTGTGATATTCCCAGTTCTCAGTTTGTGTAAAAGAAAATAATGCTCTGCTGTCTAAAGATCCTGCAGATGAGTTTGAGCCTGCTGAGTATACGCCAACCTCTGTAATTTCATATCTTTCATCAGATGGTAGTTCTGCTGTCAATACTATCTTATCGTCGCCATCTTCATTTACAAATCCCCTGGAAATAATGGGAACTCTGAGCATTTCAAAGTCTAGGGACTTTTTGGCTGAGTAATCTCCAAAATCATCTGTTGTATCTAATGGCTTGGCCCCACAGCCAACAGCAATATAAGATGCGTATGCAGGAGCCTGGCCAATAAGATATTTGGCAATAATAGACTTTCCTTTTTGTGTAATCATTAAATTGTCCCCTCATATATTGTACCATTAAGTCGTTCTCCAGAAACCAAAATTTGAACATCTAACTGCTCATCAGGCTCAAGATTTACAACCTCTATGACAAGGTCCCCATCAGAGTTTAGGTATACTGTTTTGCCTCCTGGACCTGTTCCCATTGAAGGCAAAGACTTTTCAATTTTAATAGGAAAATTTTTAAATATAGTCACAGAAGTATCTTGCAAGTTTAGAATATTTTGTGGATTGTATTGTAGGTATAGACTGCTTATGTTTTTGATTGGTTGATAAGAAATTGTTTGACCAGAGATTAAATCATTTCTAGATAGAGTGATCAATTCGTGTCCACCAATATCTTCAAATATCAAGTCAGTCATTAGTTCTATTGGGATAACTTCATCTTTAAAAATAAATAAATCTGGTGTTGCTACCTTAACTGCTGGATATGCTGCTGATGTACTATTGTTTGATGGTTGCGGAGAGGTTGCTTCTGTTGACATTAGACCACCTCGCTCAAAT